ATATAATCATTGTGGGAATACCCCTCCAACCGGTCAATCTTTTCATTCATCCGCCGGAGGTATGCCGCCCCCTTGAACGCCACTGCAAGCAGCGTCCCAATAATAGACAAATAGGAGCAAATATCCGAAATACCCTTAAGCCATTCCATTTGCGCCTCCCTTATACGGCCTGCACGCCGCTCAGGGGGACCCAGGAATAAATCTCCTTCAGCAGTACCCGGTCGCTCTTGACCTGCTGGACCGTATAGGTGTTCCCTTTAACATAGGAGGGAATCGCCACGCCGTTGGTGTATTGGCTGCCGGTTACCTTCACCTTGCCGCCCGCCTCGATCTTTTTCGGCTCGGAAGGGGCGGGCGCGGCGCCCGTGCTGCCGGCTGCCGACAGATACTTTGTATTTACCGGGCTGCATATGGAGCTTGTCCCGCTTTCGTTCTTGTCAATCACAGCCCGATCCCCGCTGACTTGAGACACATACCAGCTTTGATTCTTTACCCAGGACGGGATTGCCGCGCCGTTGTAATAGACCGCGCCGGGGGCAATTTTCACAAGGTCGCCTTTTTGAATGGAGACGCCGGCCTCCGCCTGTCCAGAACCGCCCAGGCGCTTGTTGACCTCTTCGGCTATGTAGGGGAATTTGCTCTTGAGATAGGGGCCGGGGCAGGAGGTGGCGGAAAACCAGCAATGCATGGTTAGGTTGCCGGCGGTGTCCCCTGTATAGTTCAGCCTATCGATCCCGTTTCGCTGGCAAATATCCGCACAGAGGTCAATGAGCTTAGCCAGAGCCTTATCGCTTACATGCCAGTCGCCGCCGGTTTCATCGTTGGCCACCTCGATTGTCACCGCCTGATGGTCGTTTGACGGGCTGGAGCTGCACCAGGAGCGGTTTTTCTCTTCCACATACATGCCCACTCTTCCGTCGCTTCCAATCCCATAGTTGGAGGAAGCCTGACGGGCGGAGCTGGCAAAAATCTTCCCGCAGGTCTCAACAGAGAGGTTGCCCGCCATGTGGTGGATGGTGATCTTTTTTATGCTGGCGTTCCGCGGATTATTGCTGTTAGGGGATATACAGGTATAGTTCACCAATGCGCTGTTACTCATGCTCTTCACCCTTTCCGTTGCTCAGCTCTTTGGCTGTTTCGGCGCTGATTTCCTCGCCCGGCCCAAGCTCGATTTCCAAAATGCTTTCGCTCATGTTTCATGCCTCCGTTTCAATGATTTCCGGTTCCTCCGGGAATACCGTGGGTTCTTCTCCCCATACCGCCATAACGGCGCTGAAGTAGGGCTCCGCAATCTCCTCCTGGACCTGCTTTCGCCCATTCGCGCTGTTCGCATACGACCGCCGGAAAATATCTCCGATGGGGTAGCTTGTCCCTTCCAGCTCGATATACTTTTGCCTCATTACATTGACCTTATCCCGGTCAAGGTCCTGCAAAGTGATTTCTTCGTACATTTTTCCTGCACCTCCTTTCTCTATGTCGCTTTCTTGTACCAACCGCAAAAATTAATACCGCCATCGGTAGAAGAGTTAACCATCCACCATTCCTGTGCGGCTCCGTCGTCCTTCTGAAAATAAACGGAGCTGCCGCCGTCGTCATCGATATATCCGACATCCCAATTATTGCTGACGCAGCCATACAGCTCTGTCACGGTAATGGGGTACCTGCTTTCGGTTGATACCGCAAAGGGCAGCCCCTGTATTCCGGCATAAGATCTGCTGCCGGAACTCCCGTCACCAGCAGCAGTAATCCTTACACGTAGATAACAGGTAATATAGACCCAATCGCCGAGCGTCCAATATTTACAGCCGCGATTTTCGGTAATTGTATAGCTTACCGCCGGGCCGCTCCTTGCTATCAACACCGGCGTCCACGTGCCTTCCTCTTGTCTCAGGTTGAGAAGAGCGGAAGTCTGTTGTATGCTGTCCTGGTTCCCTTTCACAACGCTCATCACTGTCCGCCAGGGGCCCCAAGGGGATTCTGTAACAAGCGCGTCACGGACGCGGTAATAAGGCGTAAAGGTGGCATGGAAATTTGTATGGCCCGGGATGATATATTGATAGACCACCGATCCGTTTGCCGCAACGTTATCAACCACCAGCTTAAATCTTCCTCTATAAGGGCAATTTATCAAGCTTTCCGCAATAGCGGTGCCTGTACACCAGTAGCTCCCCGGCGTTATATAATTATTTAAATCCTGGCCTGTTTGCAGCCTGTCACTGGTAGGGATAGGCCCCAGGTTCAACACCTGAAGGGAATTGGCTGCCGGGATTTGCGGCACGGGAACCTTAGCGCCGGAATCGAGCGTGGCTACGCCGTTGGCTGCGCCTTTTTCAGCCTGTGAAATAAGTGTACTTGTGTCTACTGGAGGCCCTGTCGGTCCCTCTGGTCCTTGAGCTTTTTGGGTTGTCTTTACATATTTCCCTGAAGCAGGGTCCCACAGCTGCCAGTAGCCATCCGAACTAATTGTAGGATAGTGTTCAGAGGCTTCCTCAGCTTGAGCGGCACTATTTGCCGCATTGGTGGCCGATGTACCGGCTTGTGCCGCGCTATCGGCTGCGTTGGTTGCAGAATCGGCAGCCCTGCTTGCGCTTGCAACGGCATTAATCGCCATGCTTTCAGCCTGCTTTTTATAGTCCAGCGTCTGATCCTTCCATCCTTCTACGTCGCCATGCATTTGCTGTACCTGGGCCAGAATTTCGGTGAGAGTAAGGTACTCATCCTCGCTCTCAATCGCTCCCTCTTGAACCGGGTTTTCCGTGACCTTCAGCAAAAACTCACTGGCGCAGATTACCCCGCCGCCGGCCGCGACCTCAACAACCGCCCGGCAATTACCGGGAACAGCCGTCATTTGCTGGGTGATAGTTATGTATACCCTTGTGCGATCCTCGCTTAATCCAAGCGCCGGATTATATACGCCTTTACCGTCTCCTTTACGGAGGCGGACAGAAACCGTCGCATTTTCCGGTACTTCGTAGGGGACGCCGCCGCTTGATAAATAAACCTCAATAACCGGAAGGGTTTTGTCGTACTGTATGCGCTCGACGATCGCTGAATATTCTCGGGCGTTGTCCATATGGCATACTATCGATTGGACAACCGCACCCTCTGGAAGGCTCATTCCGTTTGCTAGTTCTATCATATTTCTACCTCCTAATGAAAACCATTAGAATCAATATAGGCCACCTTTTTCCCTCCAACATAAAAATCAATGTTATTAGATTTGATTACAATCTTCGTATTGTTGGTGTTAGGCCCATCTATTGTTGTATCTGTGTCACCGGCATAAAGGACGCTTACCGATGAAGATGATGTCGGACGATAAATGCTAAGATAGCCACCGACATGGGTATATTGAAAGACTGTAAGACCTCCATCAGAAATACGAAAGTTTCGGAGCCTTCCAAACTCAATATCGAAGTCTCTATCTGTCATAATTCCGGCTCCACTTGCTGCATAATGTCCTATTCTCAAAAGCTTAGTGGAACCATCATAAAGAGCAAATCCATCGCGATTTGATTCGCTAATGGTATCACGTCCGATAATCGCAATAATGTTAGTATCAGAGGAAAAAAGCTTGTTAGAGGCTAGCTCTCCAGTGTCCAAATTAAAATATACGTTAGGATTTTTTAAAGACTTAATAATGCCTGCCCGGATAACGTTTGCATTTAATATCCCTGTGGTAATAACTGCGGCATTTATACTGCCATCTGCCAACAAGGCATTAATAAAATCACCATTATATCCTGTGTTAGAATGTCCAAAACCTCCATTATTCCAACGCCAAACGCTTTGAGCTGTGGCAATGTCCCCGGTATCTAGGCTTGCAATCTCAACCCATTTCCCATTTTTTTGTATGGCCACCATCTCCCCTTTTTGCCCATTGGTAATCCATCCATTGGCGTTATCCACAGCCTGCTGAAAAACTGTTGAATTAGGAAAATCTTGAATTTGCTGTTGTTGGTTAGCTATTGTACCAGCGATATTACTTTTTAGCTGTCCTAATT